TCTTTTTAACTGGGGTACGAGGTCCAATTTTCTTCTTAGGACCTCTCTTTTTAGGTGCACCCTTAGTGAGTTCCTTAGGAACCTGTCCGGTAATTTCAACATCACCGTTGGTATTCATAAGCTTAATGAGAGCTATGGCATCATTGTAAGCAACGAGCATATCAGCTGGGCTTGGAGAACCAGAAATCTGAACATTTCCAGATTCAGAAAAGTTATATTTATGTCCCTTGTAATTTACGTACATAAAGGGGGAAAGTTCGGGTTCGTAGCTTAATTTAGTTACACCGGATGAAGCATACATTCTGGATTTGCCAGCAATAGAAGATAAAGCTTTAAAATTACCATTAAATCTAAATTGACCACTGAGATTATTGTACTCGAAGGGGTTGTACAAATAAGCTTCCTTATCGGTATATGTGTTAACGATGTAACGCCTTATGAGTTCAGGTTGATTTGCAATATTAGTACCGATAAAGCCACCGGAGAAGCGAATCTTACCATTCTTGTAAATGTTCACGGTACCACCCTTCGCTTCGGTGCCATTAGAAACGGTAACCTTTATCTGAACTGTAAAGAAGTTCTTTTTAATATCACCCTGCTTTCCATACTCGCGTGTATGAGAGAAACCCTCCCTCATCGCACCAAACCTACCTATAATTTGTGTGGTATCCAGATAAAGACCCTCACCGATAGAGGTTCTTGCTTGAGGAACCTTCATAAGTATTTTTTTAAGATCAATGAGATCACCCTGTTGGGGGAACTCCTTATTTACTGTAGCGTTGAACATACCTGGATTTAACTTACTGAAAGCGAGTTGTAAGGGTTGAGTAACTGGAAATCTTCCTGCAATGTTAGTGGAGGGGGCTGGAATGGGTGGTTCAAACTCTCTGAGTACATTGTTAATCATTTTTTTGTTTTCATTTGGAAGTTTGTTATAGTTTGCGTTGCTATTCCAGTTTGAATCAACTGCGTCGGAAAATTCATTATAATTAGCATTACTCATCATGTTTTTTTCAAGGCGATTTGGGAACTCTTGTCTTTTTAACATATTAGCTTCAAGCTCTCTGGCGAAGTTGTTGTTATTGTTGCTGTTATATGACGCAACCGAACTTGTATTGGCAGAAGGGCGTAACTCTACACCCGACTGTTTCACAAATTCTTTGAGCTGTTGGCTCATTATTACTAATTAGTAGTATTTTTTTTAGTAGTCGTCTGTGAAACCGAGACTCTCGTCAACTACATCAAGACCGTAGACTACCGGCTGCCTTGGGTATGTACGACCATTATATGTCACAACTTCCTCCCTGACCTCAATCTCTCTGGAGCTGAAAGGACCAGCATAGAAATCCTGTGTAAACTTATGTCTTCCCAAGTTGTTTGCCTGACAATGTTGGTTGAACACCTGTACAAATAGCTTCTGAGGGACAAAGAGATCCTTGTCGTACTTGATTAGAGTGCTCTCCAAGAAGTTGTGGAGGGAGCTCGCCACCATCGCGACTTGCTTTTGAATCTTCTTGAAGTACTCCGGTACAACATTCCAGATATCCTTATTCCTGTACTTATTAGAGTAGTCAATATAAGCTCTCACACACTTGAGAAGAATAATAGGAAGTTCATTGTTCAGCTTCTCATCGAGTTGGGGATCTGCTTCCTTCACCTGCTTCGCAAAGTTCCACGCGAGAATACGACGAAGCACAGATCCTGAGTTATCCTTCCAATTAGGAACTTCATTACCACCAAGCACACCTGGTGTCGTCCATTCAATAGACACAGCAGTCTTATTCTTCACAGCCACAGAGACATCTTCACCTGATACCATAGACTGAAACTCTGCCTGTTCAAGGGCGAGATCACCTTTCACCTCTGGTGCGATGAACATGAAAGAATCTTTGATGGCAGAGAGACCGAACTTCTTCTCAATGTTGTTTGAGAGTGTTCCAACGTCCTCGTTCTCATAGAACTTCTTGAAAACTTTTGTAATTAACGTACTCTTACCAGACCTCGCAATACCCTTGAAGAATGGAATAACTTGCCACGCATCCAACTCGCCCACGTCAAAGCAAAGACGTCCACCCATGACATATGCCCAGTCACATACATCTGTGTCAAACTTTTGATACTTCAGAACTGAATCAAAAAATGGTGTGGGAATATCTTGCCACTTCTTAATGTGTGAAAAGTCGTCAAATTGCTGATCAAAGTACTTGCACGCAATAATAGTGGGATCTAAGCATCTAAACTCAGCACTTTCATATGGGTAAAAGCGACAATCATATACACCTTGATCAGGGAGCCACTCCTTACCGACAAATACACCATTTCTGAAACTCCAAACATGTCTACGCTTAGTAATCTCTGGAAACTGAGCATCTATGCATTTGTTCATATTATCAACAACATCTCTGTAGACATTGCCACGACTTGTGAAGTTCTTCCACATAGCAAAGTCGTCATCTTTTTGCGAAAGAGAGTAAACAAACTGTTCAATGGTAAACTTGGGTTGCCATGCACGAGTTCTATGTCCTTCAATTGTACGAGTCTCTTCACAACACTGTCCCTTGTACCGTCTGTATCCAGATTTGTATGTTTGATCCAGAGAATACAAGAGGCATTTCTGATACGGAGTTGAACTTTCAACTTCTTCTTCATCCATTGTGGAGGGATCTCCAGAAGCGCTAAACTGTGGTAAAGCAGTAGGGTTATCTACACGTTCAAATGATGTGTAGTGACGACGGATATTTTCATATCCATCACTTAGCTGCTTCAATACATTATTAATCCTTCTCACAATAGTCATACCATCGTCATTAGGTTCTTTTTTGTGAATCTTCAGGTCCCTGGCGTGATTTTTTAGATTGATTAGATAAGTTCGCTGCTTATCCCGGATACCCTTAATGGCAAGGACATCAATTTGACTCGGGTTTGGATTTCCAAATTCGTCAAAGTTGTCAGAATGAACAAATTGACGATAACCCAATTCACGGGCATTTCTAAAGTCGTTAGTCTTCAGATACCACGCATTTTCAAACTTATCCAAAGTAGTATAGACCTGTTCTTCTTTCATTGACTGAATGTGTTCTTTCTGAAGCTCAACTAGTGCTTCATACTTATTTGGATCCTTGTCAATGAAATGGGTATGCTCCATTCTCTAATTTAATAGACTACGATTTTTCTTTCTAAGCTGATTTTTGGGGGTGCATTCGAGAAAGCATTTTAATTAGAATTTTATTTTGAGTCTCAAGTTGGAAACAAAGATTGACGATGGCGGAGCACACAGTATCTCCATCAGGGGTAGCAAGGAGAGAAGTCATGAGACCTGCGATGTCCATGTTGTCCTCATCGTCATCGTCGTTAATTTCATATTCGTCATCACTTAGGAGAATTTCCTCATCCTCATCCTCATCCTCAAACTCCTCCTCCTCTGACATAATTTCACCTTCTTCAATTTCCTCTATAGGTTCTTCTTGCTCAGGACGTGATGACATTTAACCTACACTGAGAAAAATCAAAATGAAAGCGTTAACCCCAATTTTTTTTCTCTGTGTATAGTACAACAACTCTCAAAATGGCCGGTGGTCTTATGCAACTCGTGGCTTATGGTGCCCAGGATGTCTATCTGACTGGCAACCCTAAGGTAACTTTCTTCCAGGCGGTTTACAAGCGCCACACTAACTTCGCGATGGAGAACATCGAGCAGACTGTCAACGGTACCCCCGCTGCGTCTGGTCGCGTCTCCGTCACTGTCGCCCGTAACGGTGATCTTGTCGGCGACATGTACGTCGAGCTTGAGTCCGCCGCGGCGAACTCCCGCACCTCCGAGGGTGATGATGCTTGCTGGGTGGCTGAGCGTGCAATTTCCAGCGCAGAATTATCAATCGGTGGTCAAAGAATTGACAAGACCTACCAGCGTTGGTGGAGGCTTTACTCCGAGCTCTACCTCGATGAGTCCAAGAAGGCTACCTGGGGTAAGATGACCACTGCCACCACTGGCAAGACTGTCTATTTGCCCCTAGTCTTTTTCTTTAACCGCAATCCCGGACTTTTCCTCCCACTAATTGCTCTGCAGTACCATGAGGTGCGCATCGATTTCGATTTAACTTCCGATTTCGGCAGCTATACCGCTACCACCTTCAAGGTTTACGCTAATTACGTGTACCTCGACACTGAGGAGCGTAGGCGATTTGCCCAGAAGGGTCACGAGTACCTCATTGAGCAGGTTCAGCACACTGGTTCGGACACCGTCACCGCGGGTACAACTTCCAACAAGCGCCTCTCCTTCAACCACCCCGTTAAGGAGCTCGTGTGGTGTTTCAACGACCCCGCGACCGCGAACGCTGCCACCTCTCTTTGGAACTTCTCCAAGTACCCCGGTGCTACCGACATTATCCTTGAGTCTGATGCCCAGACTGAGGCTTCCGGTAACTGCTACGTGCCCATCACCCAGGGTACCGGCGTTCCCCTCCTTGCCTGCGGTGAGGGCGCTTCGTTGGACAAGTTCACCGAGGAGTGGGCTGGTCCTCTCACCGACTTCAAGCTTGTCCTCAACGGTCAGGACAGGTTCAAGGCTCAGAAGGGCAAGTACTTCAACCAAGTCCAGAGCTACAACCATCACTCTGGTTGCCCCTACCCCGGTGTGTACTCGTACTCTTTCGCGCTCAAGCCCGAGGAGCACCAGCCTACCGGCACTTGCAACTTCTCGCGCATTGATAACGCGCAGGTTGCTGTCACCATCCCCTCTGGTATCGCCTCCACCACCATGCACATGTTCGCGGTTAACTACAACGTCCTCCGCATCCAGTCCGGTATGGGTGGTCTTGCCTTCTCTAACTAAGCATACAAATCAATTTTGTATTTGCTATTAAAAATAATTAATTAGATCTTCATTTTTAAATCACATGAAAAATGTTATTTAAAAACGAAATACGTCATCATAATATGATCCTTCAACCCTATTGCTTTGTTGGAAGGCGTACATATGCTCAAAGAACTAAGGCTAAATATTGGAAAGCTAAAGAAAATGCAAATAAGACGTGTATGAAAAACCCGGATGCACTTAATTGTGCAATTCGACATAGACGATGTGAAAACTGTCCATTTAATAGGTTTTTCAGGTCTGATAAACCACGCGAATAGTTATGACCGGTGGTTCATCATTGTATCCGTAGTATCTCATAGAAATACCAAATTGATGCATTAAATCTGTATGTATTTCCGAATTAATCTGTTGTTTCCAATTTTTTAGCGTTGTGTTGAAGTATTCAAGTCCTTCATCAGAAAATACACATATACGCATAAAAGGTTTAGAGCGCACTCGTGACATGTAGTTATCAACAGCGGATGGTAATGGGAGTGTATTATAGTCGTCTGATTTGATAATATCAATAATATAGTAACCATGTGCATCACAAAGGATATTACATTGCATCTCAGGAAACCCCTTTATATAGGCTTCAAAATCTTGAGAACTTGGGAGAGTTGTATAGATTGGTGTATTTTCGGTTACAATGTCATTCGTCTTTCCTAATCCCGGGTGTGTATGGAATCCTATCTCTGAGTACCATATTTGTTCAATCTCTTTAGATTTTACACAATTACGACATTTAGATGTTACATATTCCGGTTTACTGAATGTAAAATTGTCACGTTCCACCTTACCTGCATACTCCCATCGATTTAAATAAGATAGCTTACTTATTTCTTTTAAATCGTTGATGACACTACGTGTAAGTTTAAGTTTCTTCTTACGAGGTCTGATCATAGGTGTATGAACAGCCTGGACACTTATCATCTGATAGTAACACTTAAAAATAATCTGTTATTATTTATTATGATCTTCAAGAAACTCTTGGAAAATTTATTGAAGACTGAAAAACCAAAATTGGGGAGATGGTCTCTAAAATCATGTAACGAGTTAGCTACATCTATTAACTCCGTGTATCAGAATAGAGATCATTGTGGTGATACTATATGTAAAACACCGAAGAAGGCTTTGGAGTATCCATCAAAACATAATACCCAACAACGTGGTCATTAGAGTAAAACTACTGGTCATAGAAGCAATGGGTGTGGTGGGAATACTACCCGCTGCTCTTACTGAAGATGCACAAAGACATAAAAGACATAACAACATTAAGATGGGTACAATAGCTTTCATTTTACAATGGACTTAGAAAAATAAATCAATATCGAAGTATGTACCACGATGTTTACACTGACGGGAGCAGTTTGGGAAATCCTGGACCTGGTGGTTGGGGTGTGGTCAGTGATATTTATAAGTTATGCGGTGGACAGCCTAATACAACAAACAATCGGATGGAGATGATGGGAGTCGTTAAAGCTCTGGAAGAGTCTTTACGAAGGGAGTATCTCGAGGTCTGTATTTACACAGATAGTAATTATGTGAAGCAGGGGATTACCCAGTGGATCCATAAATGGAAAAAGAATGGTTGGAAAACTTCATCAGGGAGTGATGTAAAAAATAAGGATCTTTGGATTGAAATTGATACACTTCGTAATCAATTGAAAGATGTTCAGTGGAAATGGGTGAAGGCTCACAACGGAAATCCTCTCAATGAAGAGGCAGATAAACTTGCGAAGGAGAGTGCAAAAAAATATCTTGATAATTAGTAAATGGGTGTGATCATACATCTTCACGACAATATAAATCATTACGCTTCTATTAACACTAATACTGTTTCAGTTAGTAAAAATATTAGTTATGCACCAGTTAACGAACCGGTAGAAGGCGCTAGTCTAGAACTTGGTACAGAACAGGAAATTACTTTTATTATCACTGGTGAAATGGATATATGGGATAATGAAACAGCATCTAATGAAAATGATAGAAATGACCCTATTCAACGTACTACAATCTTTGTAAAATCTAATACTATACCAGAAAATCTGTATACGGAAGTGTATACAAAGTTTAAATCTGGACTCGCATCTTTTACGGATGATATTTAAATATTAACATATCTCAAGTTATACATGACTGAAGATGACAGTTGTGCATGGTGTGATAAACAAGTACACCTTTTAACGAAGTGGGGGGAAAAGAGTGCGGGTTACAGATGGCTTCATAATCACTCACGACTTTTATATAAATCACAGAATGATTGGTTAGCATATCCATCAATAATTATAGCAAGTATAACGGGCGTGGGGGGTTTTGCCGTTTTAAATCCGAGTGGTAATTCTGATGTATCTACAGATACTAAAAACAAGATTATGATAGTACAGTACTTCTTTGCTTTCCTAAATGTAGTGGGGGGTATTCTAACCAGTATTTCTAAGTTTAGTCAAAGTCTGTCTTTATCGGAAGCACATTCAGCAATGTGTGTACAGTGGTCTAAGTTTTATAGGACCATAGATATGGAGTTATCTCTTGATGTAAAACACAGGGGTGATGTAGTTGAATTTATAATGAAATGCAAAAAAGAGTATGATCGGCTTTTGGATGAATCTCCGGATATTCCAGCGTGTTCTATACAAGCCTTTCTGGTTCAATTCCCGGATAAAGTCAACAAGCCAGATGTATGTAACGGATTGTCGATTGTTGTGAGTGATGATGCAGCGTCTGTTACCGGGTCTACACGTGCTGTTAGGAGATGGTTAGGTGCCTTTTCGGGTGTAAAAACAAAAAGAAATAGTAGAGATGACGACCTTCATAGAATGGAGAGTGTGTAATTCGACTTAAAAAATATCATACATTATTAGATAAAATGAACGTTGGTATACTCACAGCTGGTGGTGTATGTCCAGGTGTCAATAATATTATCCATACACTTACTCGCCTTGAAAATGCTCAAAACAACCGTATGTTCGGTATATACGAGGGTTTTCGTGGTGTTAATAACAACTTACGATTAGACTTGTCCTCTCGTGACAAGATTGATGAAGGTGCGGGATCTGTTTTAAGGGTCTCGTGTGATAAAGTTGATATAGAAAAAGCAATTGATAATATTAATGATCTTGACAGACTTTACTGTATATGCGGAAATGAGTCTATGAAAAGTGCAAAAGAGCTTGCTATGGATGACCGAATTGAAACAAATATTATTGGTATTGCTAAAACAATTTTCAATGACATCCCAGGTATTGAATCTATCGGATTTCAAACAGCTGTCCAGGAGTTTGCAAAATATATTGACTATGCATACACGGAAGCCACTACAACTAATTCAATTGTGTTTATTGAAGCTCCGGGTCGCTGTGTAACTGGACTGGCTACACAAGCTACATATGCACGTTATTCTAAAGTTACCGATATAGTTACACCCGATACAACCAATAAAATTAAAATGCATCAGATTAGGAATAACTATGAAATAAATGGTTACGCAACTGTAGTTGTATCAGAGAATTGTGATTATACAGATATAATTAGCTATTTGGAAGAAGTTGAGGCAGATGTAAAGATCATATCACCGGGATTTTCAATTCGTGACGTTGAACCATGTGTTTATGATGTAATTATTTCCCATGAAATGGCAATTCAAGCATTTAAACATGCTCAAGAGGAGCGTAATTTTATAAAAGGTGCGTCAAATTCTGTCTATTTTGAGGATTTTCTCAACATAGTATAATGTTTAGAGCCATGTACAAAGATCCTAAATTTATAGGGGCTCAAATAACACCACCAAACAATGTCATTGTGATAACAGAAGATGGCGTTGAAAATTATACAGTGGAAAAACAAGATTTTAGATCAGAAGCCCTTATTGATAAACAGATGAAATTACTTAAAGGTACAGACCGAGGAAAGATCAAGTTACGAGAACTCTTCTTAGAACCAAGAGTAGAACAAAAGGGGCGTTTTACTGTTACGGTTTACGAGTTTTGATCCAATAGCTCAGTTGGTTAGAGCGTGGTGCTTATAGTAAGGTATACATAGTGAGGTAAAACTCACACGAGGCACGCCAAGGTCACGGGTTCAAGCCCCGTTTGGATCACACTTTTATAAATATATTGTTTGTATTTATAAAAATGTGTATGGAATATGCGATTAAGATAAGGGACACTACAACACCACATGATTTGGATTGTATGTTTACACACGCTTGGTCATATAACAAACCTGTTAGATTTGTTATGGATGTTACAGAATGTAGAAATATATCACTTGGAAAGGTTCTCTCTATGAAGAAGGTTCTTGACAGTCATCGTCTCAACTCGAATAAATATATTGACTACACCACTGTCTATGTAAAGTCGCGGTTAGCTAAAACTGTTCTTAATTTGGGACTCTCTATAATAAAAACTGAAAGACCTGTGTACATCAGTACCCATACTTAATGTCTTTTGTTGTGGCGGAAGGATTAGTTCTGGATATAAAGTCTGGACGTCCATGAGTACAATGTCCAATTGTACTATTATGACTTCGATCAATCATCATGTAGTGTCTAAGGTCTTTATAATATATTCTGGCACCTTGTGATATTAAATCCTCATGTTTCATGTCTATATGATTATCCATAGGAATGAAATACTTTACATATTTTTTCATGTTTTCAACATTAATGAGGTAACATTTGGTACTCGAAATCCATTTAACCTTTTCTAACTTTCCATCTTGTTTGTCAGGAAGACGTGATAAGCAGTGAAAGAAGCACATTTCAAAATCATCTCCTCTATCATCTATTATATTTTGTATTTCTTTGTAAATTTCATGAGACTTAATAACCACATTATCTTCAAAGATGACTGCATATTTCAATCCCTGATGAAAACATCTCTTGTAGAAATCCATGTGTCCCATGAAGCATCCAATTGCTCCTAAGTTAAAGTAAGTTATGTCTGGACGTGTTACAGATTTGTCATAGTGCATTTCCAAAGCTTTTTCGTAGTACTCACCATCAATCTTATTTTCATATTTTTTAGCATTCTTAACAATTCG